ATCTCTTAAAGAGCGGAGAGCAAAGATCGCTTCTCTCGTTCCTTTGACACCGCCATAGATGACTGCATCCTCAAGATGTTGCATGTGAGTATTCTTACCAGCTTTCGCTGCTTCGGATAAATATGTTTTAAATGTGTTCATTACTTTAATAGATCAGTGACTGTTTTACCTTTTTCCCAAAATTTACAAGACCAATATTTTGCTTTCCATTTTGGACCTGGATCAGTATCACATTGGAAGCGTGCTCTAAAATTCTTTAAACGAGCTGGATCATCGCGCTTAATGTCCATATCTGGATCGCCAAAACCAAGTTTGATTATGTTACCTTTTTCGTTTTTTACATAAACATAGAACTTCTTCTTGCCGTCAGTGCCGCGGAATGGTTTGTTTAGCTCTACCTTTTTGTCCTTATTCTCTAAGAGATGTGTTTTAAATGATTTCATTATGGCACAAGCTTAATCTTAACATCTTTTGGTTTCGCGGGTAAGTTCTTTTTTAAGTATTTACTAAGTTGTTTAACCGCATCTTTATATGATGACATCGCTTTAGAAAAGAATGTATCATTTTCTAGACTTGCCATCCCATTCGCTGCTATAGATGCGGTGATGTCAAATGCCCAAGTGCCCTTTTCTTTAGGGGTTTGACCCTTATGTGATAATTGCCACGGGGAAGTATCAATTGAATATCCTTCTTCAATTTCTGTCTCTTCTATATGTTCTTTAAATGTTTTCATTCGTATACCTTTATATATGCGCTAGAATCTTCTGTTTTACTTCCAGCATAGTTAACTAATTTTGTAATAAATCTATTTGCTTTTATTTTCTGTCCGCTTTTTATAAGCGCGATTAATATTGTAACACCGTATTTAGCATGAATCCAAGGGCCAGGTTTTTCTGAAATGTTTTCAATAAAAATATCTCTATTAGCTAATGGATAACATTTCTTATATAGCTTAAAAAACTTATCTAAAATCTTAGAATCACCTTTTTCCATTGACCTGGCATCAGTAGCAATCATAGGCATTTTAGGCAGTGTTACACTATATACTTGTTTTGCAGCGTCTGATATGTATGTCCAGCCTGCACCACCACCTCTAGCGCCTTTGCCCGCTATTTCAACTTTAATACTGCCAAATGCAGTATTATCTTTTATTACAAGTTTGCCATTATTATATAATATAGTACCACCCTTTGAACTCCAATAGTCACCCCTATTACTTTCTAATAAAAGATCTACTAGTTTATAATCATCAACATCAGGTGGTATATCAATATTATAGAGGTTTATTTTAGCGACTTTCTTAACTTTCTTTAATGATATACCGACACATTCTTTACTAACAAATTTATCTAAAATATCCCGCTGTAAGCTTTTAACACTATCGTCTTTTAAACTCTTTGGATTAAATCCTGGTTTTATTGCCCATATGTCACCAGGATTCCACTTATCATCTGTAAACTTACTAAAGCCACTGTTTTTAAACGCTCGGTCTTTTGCTTTATATATTTCTTTCATAGCGCTTGAGCCTCTATGAAATACCATTTGTTTATTTACATATTTCTTTTTAATAAGCTCTTTAGCGGATATATAAGAACTCACTTTCCAAGAGAAATCAATAGCTAAAATCTTAGCCAATGATTTATCAACATCAATTCTAGATACGTATTTTTTAAGAACGTCATCAGTAAAGAACTCAATCGGTTTACTTTGGTTAGCTAAAATCGCGGCTAACCATAGGCATTGTGCACTTTCAACAATTGCAGTTTGTTCTGTTCCGCCTCCAGCACCACCGCCTCCACCACCAAATACACTACTTTTTTTTATTTTAGTGATTGATATTAAAGCACCGCTTTTATCTGTTAGTGCAAATGACTTTTGATCTTTAATATGTTTATCGATAAGTAAAAGGTTTTCTTTAGTGTTTTTAATAATAACCCTTTTACCTGTTAATAGCTCGATCGGTGTGTTAGTTTTAATTAACCTCTTTAAAATATCAGTGCGCAGCTCTCCCGTGTTAGCGTTGGGCTTGAGCAATTCTTTTGATCCTAAGTTAGTAGCCATTTGCTACTATTTATAAGAAACCCACTCTCTATATAGCTTCGTTGACACCTCTTCTGGCTCAATTTCCCATGGTTCATCTGATGTATTAGACCATTTAACTATTTCACCACGCCATTTTACAGCTTGAGGTTCGCGAACTAAATCAACTAATTCTCCTCTAACATATTGTTTAACATGAACAACTTCATGCGCAAGAGTATCAATCATGTTTTTATAACTAACACTACTGTCTAAGCGGATAGTAAATGCTCTAGGAGAATGATTTGTATCCTCCCATGTACAATCACCCCATATGCCTTCTGTCTTTTTTAGATCAGAAATGCATTCAATAGTGATATCTAGTTTTTTTAATCTAGGCATAAGACGTTTAACAAAGAATGCGCAGGCATCTTCTGCCATACTCATTCTTTTGTCATTACTACCTGTTGCGTATATATAAATCATAACTTAAACGAAGAATAGTCCTTTGTACCCTGATTTGAACTGCTAGCAGATTCACTCAGAAGGGTTTGTGCTGAATCTTCTACATCGTATAGTCTCATCTTAGCACGATCAATACCAACCGCAAAGCGTTTGTTAGTTGTCGGATCATTATAACGATTCTTTAGTTGTTTTACCATTAATTGATTCATACTTTCAAGCTTTTCCGTAGAAATAAGAGCGAGCATCAAATCACAAGTTGCAGGTAAGCCGAATGACTCTGAGGTATCTGTGATTTCAACATCTGTATTACCAAAGCCTGTGCGAGTTACCTGTGTAGCAGACCAAATAGGAACGTTAAATTCAACAGCGATGCCTCTTAGTTCTTCAGCAATAGCTTTAATGTATGTGTATGAATTAATTGATCCACCAAGTCCTTTCATTCGCGATGAAGCACAAATATTAAGGTAATCAATAAATATTACATCTGGTTTAAACGCCTTTTTAAGTTTAAGTTCATCCAATAAAGCGCGGAAGTGACCAGCGTGTGCAGTTGCAGTTGGATATTCTTTTACAATAAGCTTACCTTGAGTCTTGGATTGAATTTGCTTTACCTTATTATTGAATATGTCTTTAGGCAAATTCTCGATATCACCAATGTCCACATCAAAAAGGTTAGCGTCAATACGTTCAGCAATCTTTTCTTCAGCCATCTCTAGTGTGATATAGAGCACATTTTTACCTTCTGATAGAGCTGCAGCTGCAAAATGACACATTGCAAGACTCTTACCAACGCCTGTACCTGCAAGGATAATGTTTAATGTCTTTCGACTAACACCACCCTTTGTAATGGTATTAAGCATCTCAATATCAAATGGTGTCTTATCTTCTTTCTTATGATAGAAATTAAAACGTTCTTCTGCATTCTCAATATAATCGTGACCAATGTTTGAGTCAAATGAAACAGATAATGCTTTTGACAATATTTCAGGTATTGAACCTTCACTCACATCTGCTCTTTTGCCATCCAAGATATCAAGTGACTCCATAATAGCCAACTGTACCGCTCTGTCTTTACAGAATTTTTCAGTAGAATTTAATAGCCAAGCTTCATCTACATCACTCGTATTTTCAAGTGATGAGATTAGCTGTACAATATCATTTACGTCACCACGAGATGCATATTTAGAATTGCTTAATTCAATATGTAATGTCGCCGATGTAGGTAATTTATTATAAGTACGAATAAAAGAAAGAACTAGCTCATATACTGGCCGATATTCTTTTTCAAAATATTCTGACTTGATATGTGGAAGCGCTTTTCTACAATAGCTATCGCTATGTACTAGGCTGTTCAGTATCTGCTCTGTTAGATTCTTCTGCATCGTCTATAGTTTCTTCAAAAATGTCTGTGAGTATGTCGCCGATAGTGTTTTTAAAGTCTTCACTTTCATTCAATACCTCTATACTATACTGTTCAGGCGCAGTGTCAATCTTGAAATCGTATTTTAATACGCATTCAGTACGCTCTTCGTTTTCGACAAATGATACTTTACCAACAACAAAGATTACGTCTTTATATTTACCTTCAAGAATTCTAAGACCATAAAAATCGTGATCTTGTTTCTCCACCATTGCTGTATTAGGCCCTTTTTTATTCATCTTCTGTAGTGGTTTGCTCTGTAATCATTGCAGTAGTCGCGACTTTATATCGGCGTCGCACAAAATCTTTAAAGTCTGTCTCATTGAACATTGTTGTCCAAAACTCTTCATTCATTGTTTGAGCTAATCGCAGATTGCCAGAAAGCTCTTTTTCTGTAGCAGGATTAATTGCCATATACCAACCATTTTTAGGTTTAACTACATAACCGCCTTCTATTGCAACATCAATTAGACCTGACCACTTCTCAATACCCCCGTCCCAACTTACGCTAATTGGAATCTTAGATTTTTCTTTTACGAATCGAGATTTTTCAATGTTAATAATGAAGTGATAACCTTTAATATCTGTACCAACCTTATCTTGTTGACGGCCGATAATCCATACATTGTCAGCTGAATACATCACACCTGTACCGCCAGATACTACTGCCTTTGAGAACATCTCTTGTGTTTGATACGTATGGTTAATAGCCAATAGAGGAATATCATTTAACGTTAGAGAAGGGGTAATCATACGGAATAGACCTTTAAGAGCTTTAGCTCGAGTCATATCAGCAACTGACTTCATATTTTCTGCATCTTCAACTTCTTTCTTAGAAGCGATATTACCAATAGAATCAATTACAATGATAACCTTATCAGAGCGTTTAATTTCAGCTAGTTGGTGCACAAGATCAAATTTAAGTTCTTCAATGTTAGTTACAGGTGTGTGTAGTACACGCGTTGTATCAATTCCAAAGGATTCAAAATATGCTTGTGGAGAACCAAACTCTGAATCATAGAATAGAAGCACTGAATCATCATGTTTCTTTAAATAAGATGCTGCCATAAGCAATGCAAAAGATGTTTTAAAGTGCTTACTCGGTCCAGCTAGTACTGTTAGACCTGAGGCTAATCCGCCATCAATTGAGCCAGACAGAGCTGTATTGATCATTGGAACAGGTGTCGTAGTTAATTCTTTTTCTGAAAAGAGTATTGACTCTGATAATATCGATACACCCGCTGAGCGAGATGATTTTTTTAGTTTTTCTAGTAGTGACATATTCTTATATTATATTATACTTTACTTAGTGTCAACAAAAAATTGATCTAGGGTCGAAGTATGATTAACGTATTCAATTGATTTATTCGTATTATTTTGTTTTATAAAATCTGTGTGGATACTATCTAAGTGACCATCTAGATATTTCAAGATGTTTTCTGCCATATCTTGCGCAGTACAAACTGGTACGTTTTGACAGATCATGTTTAGATTTTTTCTTCCACCTTGGAGTTGAAAATCACTAGGCATTTTCATAATTGACAATGCTTCGCGAATAGAAATGTATCGATCTTCATCTGGATGTACAAGCATTGTCGCAAAATGCGCAACAAAGGCTGAAGTACACCCTTTACCAAATTCAGTTCCACGTTTCATTACTGAGCCGCCTGAAGCTAGCTTCTTATCCATTACTTCGCATCGTAGTGCTTTAGAATCATAGCCGTTTTCTGAAAACCACTTTTTAGCTTTTGCAAAAGTACCATCAACTTTTTGGATATAGCTAATTGCATTTGTAGATGACTCAAGCTTCTTAAAGAACTCAACATGACTAATTCCGCCTTCTAATTCTTCAAGAATGTATTGATACCAAGGATCATCACTTGGCTTCTTATCGTTTACCAATTGATTCATTGGATCATCTTCTGATACATAAGCATTACGTATAATATCTTCCATGCTTGTCATGGGCTTTTCAAAGTAATCAAAAATAGGGGTGTCTTCGTCTTTAAAGAAAAAATAAAAACTACGATTACGAACTTGGCCGATGCCATGTAAATTTGATCGAGTCTTATAAAGAAGAAGCGTATAACTATATTTTTCTGCGATCTTTCTTAGCTTTTCTACTACGGGAACACCCATACTCCCATAAAGACCTGGTGCATTCTCGCCCCAAAAAACTTTTGGCATAATATTCTTTAACACATAATTTGCTGATTCAAACATCCAATTATTTGTTTCAGACTCTGCATTTGAGTTTCGACTTAACATTGATAAACCGGCGCATGGGCAGACCGTGTTTACTACATCAACATTTTTAAATGATTCATTTGTCTTATCAAGTAAATGGTATGGAACCTCGTTTCCATAATGCATATTTAGTTGTGAATCATTCGCCACAAAGGGAGAATACGATAAAATGTATTCTGGTCTTTTACCAAAAACATTTTCCATTGCAATGGTTTCTCCACCAATTAGTGGAACAATTGATGCGTATGTATAATTTGTTGTATTTTGTGTCATGTTGTTCTGTTATGTGTTAAGTATGTAACTTTAACGCGAGCTTCTTTAAAAAAATCTATCCCCATTCCGCATGAATCATTCCATCTAATATTGCTAGACTCATTCATTATTACTTCTTTAATTCCAACTTGGATTAAAGCTTTAGCACATTCATGACAACATGGAAGTCCGTGGATGTATGCTGTTGCACCTTCTAAAGATACTCCAGTGCGAGATGCGTTATATATTGCATTCATCTCAGCATGAACAATGCGACTATACTTCGATTCGCGATTGTCATATAACTCTGTTGAGTCGTCCATTCCACGTGCAAAGCCATTATAACCTTGAGATAGAACTTGACCAGATTGACCAATAATTACTGCACCGCATTGCGTT